ATATAATCTTCTTTCATTATGTCTGAAATATATTTTCTACATATATTTCTTAAAGTTATATTAACAGTATTATTAAAAAATATTGATAAATTTTTAGATGTGTTAATAATATACATTAGAGTATCAATTTACTAGGTGTTTCATCAATAACTTTATCTCCTGTCATTGCTTCATATTCTGATAGAATATATTCAGCTTCTCTCTCATTGAATAATCTCATTTCTTTAATTGTCTTCTGAAAGACTACTTCTGATAGTAAAATATCAAATTTCTTTGATTCACCTTTATGATCATTCATAAAAAGAACTGATCTAAAAGGTTTGATGAATGGCTGTGGGAAAGTATTTCCACTTTCATCTATCATTATAATATCCTCGATTATAAAGCAGTTATATACTTTTCCTTCTTTTTCATTTAATTTTCCTACTATATCTCTTCCATGCCACATTCCAGTAATTAACATTTATAACCTCCTAATAGTTTGCTCGTTTATTTCTAAGTTCTATCTTTCTGAAAAATTTTGTCATTCTTTCTTTAAATTTTGAATTTTCTGTTCTAAAAGTTATTCTGAATTTTCCTCCAAAATATGAATCTGATACTCTCAATTTGATAGTATTAAAGAAAATATTATGAGGATCACACATACTAATGTAATTTAATAGTGATAAAGTTTCAGGATCAATATTTTCATCATACTCACATATAACATTGCCTTTATGTACAATAATATATGATCTACATATAGTTGATGTTATAGAAAAATATTCTATATGTGTATCAAACCATTTTTTCTTGGCTTTCTTGTATTTCTTTAGACTTATCATAATTCCTCCTTTTTAATCCGGTATTCCTGTAAAGCGCTGATCTGGTATCCATGTCTCACATAGTACGGGCATTGATTTTGTTTCTCCACCGCAGTTTTCACATTTTTTAGCCTTCATTGATTCATATGAGCTAATTGTGTCAAAAATGTGTCCACATTCCTTACATTTGAGTTGATAAGTTGGCATTTGTTCCTCCCTTATTAGATTAATATAGTTCTGGTTGATGTTCAAATCTGCCTTTAAATTTTTTAGTAAAATCTTTTCCTTTCGTTACTACAGCAAAAGTATCGTCCTGTTTCTTGTATATAACCCATTTATTCTTATTATCAACAACAATTAAGAAAGTTATTTTTCCCTTAGTATACTTATTATATATAACATCATTTAACTTATTACCACTAACAGTTTCTAGGTAAATTATCTTTCCCTTTGTTTGTACATCAACAACATTTTTTGATTCAATTTTATATATTGAAAATGCTGAACTACTTTCAATCAATCTATATATATTATTTTCTTTTGTAATTCTCATTACATCTCCTTTCATTTTTATGTTAAATAAATTGTAATATATCGATATTATTTATTTTTTCGCGTATCTATATATTATTATTATCCTTGTTTATGACTCGTTTTCTATAATGTATTTAGAAAAATCGTTTTTCTTTTCAACTATAATATGTCTATCACCATAATTTTTAAATTCACTATTATGAGTTATAATATTTATGTATTTTATATTATTTTTTATTTCTGTTAAAATTGACATGAAACTATCCACTCCTTCTTGATCTAAACTTGAATTTAAAATCTCATCTATATTAAGCATTGGAAAATTAGTTCCTGTTGACAGTCTTGAGTATTCCAGGAATATGAACATTATAGAAAGATTTATTCTTTGCTGCTGACCTGTACTAAGCTGTGTATAGTCTACTTTAATTCCTGTATTCTTTATAATGTCTACCTTTGTTCCGTTGTCATGAAACCTTATATAGAATTCACTGTCTAATTTAGAACAAAAATCATGTGCTAGTTTATTAAGAGTTGGAATTCTAGTATTGATTATGTATTTCTTTATTCCGTCGTCTCCAACAGACAAAATCAATTTAGAAAATACATTAAACTTGAATGATAGTTTCTTAACTTGATCTTTTCTACTATTAAGTTGATCATTTAGTTTTTCTATTGTGTCATCCTTTTCAATTTTTTCTATCTCATTGTGATAAAAAACTATCTTTTCATTAATAGAATCTACTTTTTGTTTTAATGACATGTTAGACTCAATATATTCTATTCGTGTGTTTAGTTCGTCTATTAAAACAGAATAATCCATATTATCTACTTTTATTGATTTCTTCTCATCGATCTTCTTTGACAAATCCTGATTATATTTGCCTATCATAAATTCACATTCTTTCAGTTTCCTTTTGAGAGAATCATTCTTTTTATTAACTTCATTTATTTCTTTTGATTCTTCTTTCCATAGTTTCAACTTATTCTCAAGGTCACTTATTTCACTAATAAGTTTATCTTTGAGTGTGATATTCAATTTAATGTTTTCTAGAGATATTTCTATTTTTTCATTTTTAAGAGAATCAGTAATGGTTGATCCACAACTATCACATATATCAGTTTCTAAGTAGTAATCCCTCACATGATTTAATTTATCTATTTCCTTGAGTGTATTGCTCAACTCGACTTTCTTTACTGATATGATACCTATATCAATCTCTTCATATTTAGCTTTAGGAACATCTATTAATACTATTTCTGATTTCTCTTTTTCAATTTTATCAATATTAGCATTTAATTCTGTTAATTCATTAGTTAACTTATGTATAGAATCTTTGCCGTGTTTTTGATTTATTTTTTTACTCTCTATCAATGACAATTCTTTTCTCTTTTCACTTATAGAAGTATAATCAATCGTAGTATCATAATCTATTTCTGATTTATTTTTTTCAATAGTTTTTAATATAGTATTATAATCTTCAATCTTATCTGATTTTTCTTTTTCAATAAAAGATGTTTTCTCGTTTACTACATTAATTTTAGCTTCTGTCTTTTGAATTTCTGTAGAAAGTGCTTTTCTCTCGTCATCAAACACAATCTTCATCTTATCAAATATATGTAAGTCAAACATATTTTTTAGAAACTCTCTTTTGTTGTTTGGTGACATATTAAGAAATGGAGTATAGTGCTGAACTGATAGAAAAACTGTTTGATCGAATATCTTTTTGTTTATGTTTAATAGTTCATAAATCATCTCATTGAAAGTGTTTGTGTCAGTTATATCCATATTCTCATTATTTTTAGATATATAATACTCTTCTTTATCTTTACACTTAATGGATCTACCAATGCAATATTCACAATCATTAATCTCTACATACATTTCAACAAAACAGTCTCTACCGTTATGCCAATTAATAAGATTATTTTTAGTCTTTCCTGAGTATGACTTTCCGAATAGAACGAATGAAATGGCGTCCATACAAATTGTGGACTTGCCGTTTCCGTTTTCACCTGTCCATACTGTTATTCCGTCTGTGAAGGGAATTTCAACGACCTGATTACCAATTGAAAGGAAATTCTTGACTAATAACTTATTAAACTTAATTAACATCCCCACATATCTTGTATTAAATCATCTAATTCATCATTTTCACACTCATGGTATTCCCACACTAAACTTGTTATACCAGCAAGAAAATTTGGATTTATATATCCTTTATTTTCTCTCATATGCTCTAACATAACTTTTAAAATTTTCTCATGTAATTTCATTATCCACCTCTTTTAAACTTTTCCCATTCCAGGATATTCTTAATTGAAAACTGAGCATCCTTTAGCATTTTCATAATGGAATCTACTGTCTCAATATTGCTTCTATATATATTAACACATTTTTTTAGAGAAGTCAACTCTTTATCGATACCATTTATATATTTTTCTCTATCTTCTTTATTCGTTAGCTTTTTGAATATGTCTAGATTGTGCTCATTGATGTAATATTCTATCTTTTGTGCATATACTTCGGTATATTTGCTTTCGGCGTCTATTAATTCTTTTGCTATTTTAGTTGAATATGTCAAACAAGCACAGTAATAATTAGGAATCTTTTTAGAAACTGAGTCAATGTCATTTTTTTCTAGATCAATTTTTTCTTTTACCGCTTTAATAAAATCTACTATTTTGAAATCTTTCATTGAGTTTCCTCGTCCAGTATTAGTATGTTATTGTATTTATCTTGAAATTGTCTGTTCCATGGTCTATCAACTAATATAATTCTATCCTTTATTTCTTCAAATCCTTCTTTCTCGTAGAAATTTGGAAAGTCATCGTAAAGAATAAATTCACTATTATTATTTAATATATCAACCTTTTCTTGAAAATTTCTGGTAAATAAAACTAATTGTCCCTTCCCGAATACTTTTTCTATAAATTTTGCTGTCCAATACTCTCTTTCTTTTATTCCACATTGATTTGTAAGGAATACACAATTTTCCAATCCTAATTCGCTATCAATATATTTAATCATATTATTATAGAATTCACACTCATATAGATAAAACTCGGGTCTTTTATCTATATCCTTCCATAAATCACTTGGTAATAATTGCCATTTATCCATTGTTAGATTTTCCATACTTTCATGTCTTCTAATAGATTTTGCAAAATTCCTTATAACTCCATCTATATCAATAAAATATCTCATATTAATCCTCCTCTAGTCCCACAAATCCATTATCATCTCTTCTTCATCTGTATAAATTTTAATTATTACTTTTGTTGCTGATAATGATTCCGTTCTATCTTTAATCAAAAACTCGAATAACTCATTATTAGTTCTATTCATTCTAAATTCTTCTTCTCTATATAATCCTCCCCACATATCATCAGTTTCTACCATACACGAATCTTTTTTAAATCTGAATACACAAGCTTCCTTATTGAAAATTACTCCGTTATTCAAGTATTTGACGCTTACAAACATTGTATTACTGATAAGTTTGTTTAATAATAAAGTAATAAATTTCATTATAGCCCCCTATTAAAATTTTCACAAAACTTTAAGAATTCTTTTGCTTTTAATCCATGATCTTTAATTCCTTTTAACTTAACTGTAAAAGTACTATTTGTATTCCAGTCATATCCAATAATAATTTCTTTAGAAAAGAAATCAAGTGATGTTGAAATATCAGGATGTCTGATCAATGTCCATCCTTTGAATTCATATTCATATGATGAACGTGTTATAAACTGCTTACAAGGCAATAATTCTATTTCTACCTTTGATACATTCTTCTTAACATCAATCTTACAATAAAGCATTTAATCCTCCGTTAAATATACAAACTTACAAATATATTATAACCTATTTAATTAGAAAAGTCAATAGGTTTTAAAAAAATAATTAATATTTTAAAAAATATTTAAAAAAAGCTTGACTTTTCTTCTTTTATGTGTATAATATAAATAATGTATAGAATTATATTTTATGTAATTTTAAAACTTGGAGGAGTTATTGTTTAATAATAGACCGATTAGAAATCTAAACACAGCTATCAAAATTGAGATGATAAATTCCATCATCAATAAGCTTTCTAAAGATAAAGATTTCACATCAAAATATAATACCGGTCTACTCAAGAAAATAATTTCTTTCTCTCTCTATACAGAAAATAATTGGAAAGGTAGAACTACTAAGTATTCAAATGCTGTATTAACCAAAGAAGATCTCTTTCTATTCATTAATAATAGACTTCCTAATGATAGTACTCAAGATAGTAAAAAATTAAGTGAGATAGAAAAACACTTGAATCTATTATCAACTAAGTATGATTCTATATATGGAAAAGATTTGTGTATATTTGAAAAGATCAATAACACATACCAGTATAAAGGGAAACATAATACAGCATGGAATAAATTAGGTTTCTTTTTTCCTAATCTTGGAATAGTTAATTTCCCAATGAAAAAATTAAAAGAATATAATCATGATATGCCTTTTAAACTCTTACTTTCTTATATTGCTACTGCTACTGAAAATAAAATAGATTGTGAACATAATTTGATATTCTCATATGAACAAATTCAGAATGCTTTCGGTCTTACAAGAGGTAGATTCAATTCTCTATGTAAAAAGTTTGATTTTGATTATAATATGAAGCAGACTAGCATTTCTAAGTCAGAGACAAGAAACTATGAAGTATCAGATAAACATTCAAGTATAACAAGAGGAATCTATTTCACACATAAAACTGTAGAAAGAGCTAAAAAATACTTGAATGATAATTGTGTTACGATTAACTACTTTACAATGTATTGTTTCAGAATGGCTCTATACAAAAATAACCGTCAGATAGACCAATTTACTTTCAAGTCACTGCCTACTATTGGTTACGATCGTTTCGACTCTCAGAAGATGTCCGAGTACGTTAAAAATCAAACAAATTGGAACGAATCTTTATGGAATATAATATTAGATAAGCATTCAGTTAAAAATCAAACAAAAGTATGGTACACAGAAGATCATATTTCAAAGAACATTGACAAGAATTCAAAATTCAGTACACTATATAATGTATCAGGTGTATATAATGGAAAGGAGATTGAATCAATGAAAAATGAAATATCAACAAAAAGAGAATTAGAAGAATCAGCAATGAATTCTATTAAAATGTTAGAGTCTATTACTGATTCGTTTAATAACGAATCCACATCTTCAGATAAATCCCTTATTAAGGAAACTGATGAATCTGAAGATTTTATTTCAACCAAAGTCAAAGAAGTTATTTCAATTAATAATTTCTCTAAATTTTATGCTAAGACTAGAGAAATCTATTCAGAATGTAAAAGACACTATAAAACTATTAATGTCTTCTACGCTCTTAAAAAGGAATTAATCAAACAACTAGAAAATTCTGATAGTATGATCAAAGATTATATGATCGGTGATATAGAAAAGATTAATAGTCCTAAAGAAGCTCTAAAATCTGCTATCTTTGAAAAAAATTATCACAAATACTTTACATCATCTGAAGATTCATTGAAATTTAAGATGGCTGAAGAAATTCATATCCTAAAGAGAAATGATAAAGTTGATCATATTTCTGATATGGATTTTTGTATGAAGTTCAATTCTATTTCTGATAACTGTGAAGAAATGACAGTTGAGGAATTAACTGGATTGTTCAATGATAATTTCAAAGATAATATCATTTCTGAAGAAATGAAAGAAAGAATAGAGTCAAGAATAGTATTACACAAAAATAGTCTAATTATTAAAGAAATGAAAGAAACTACAAAACAAGAAAAAGATTCAATTAGTATTCATGATATTTTTGAATATGTATTGAATAATGTTAAGTATGATTCTATCAAAGATTATAATAATTGCCTAGACAGATATTGTTCTATGAATGATATAGTTAAGAGATTCTCTAACAAGCTTAAATCAGTTGATAAAGAATTTGTTGTAAATCATATCAATTCTTCATGTGATATTAAAGTTGATCTTCTTAAGAAGTATTTCAATTTTGAATTAAATGAAGAAAATAAGATTCATAATATCAATCTATTAAGTGTAGTAAAAGAAGAGAAAGTAGAAAAGAATGAAATTAGAGAAATTATTATAGAAAGAATTGAAGGACTTGGTTTAAGATTAGGACGTGAAATTAGTTATGAAAGATTACATGGTTTCGAATTACAAGTAAAACTTGGAATGAAGACCATTGAAAGTATAATAGAAGATTTGTTAATCTAATATAATACTCTTTTCTTAATAATTATTTTTACGTCCTATTCTTTTACGGGCCATATCTGCCTGTAAATATAAAGATATAACTATGGAAGATTGAGAATATTATTATTTTTAATCTTAATTTAAAGAAACAAAATTAAAAAAGAAAATAGAAGTAAGTATTTAGATTCTAATTAACATCTACACTTTAAAGAAGAGAATATTTCAAAATAAGTATTTTTAGTTTAATTTAAATTTAAAAGATATAATTAGAATTTAGTTTTTAGTCTACATTTTAAACTAAATTATATTAGAAACAAACACTATACAAAATAAGTATTCAGAATTTTAATTTAGTATCTACACTTTGAAAATTATTACTTTAGATATTTACTTGAATGAAAGACTTATGTTGATAGATATTTGCTAAAGCTTTCTTTAATATACAAATGGAAAAAAGACTTCGTATGTTTACTTTTTATAAATAATTACAAGTTTAAATAAATAAATTATACAGGTGAAAAATATGAATTATACCAGTTTTAAAGAATATATACTTAATAATATTGGGGATGAATGGCATAATATAGAAGTTTCTGATAATCAGTTTCAAAATATTGTTGGTCAATGTGTAAAAAAACATGCTGAATATCATTACGACGGAACTAATATTGAAGTATACCCTTTGACTATATTAGATAGTACAACCGTATATACATTGCCTAGTAAAGTACATTCTATACAAGGATATTATAGATCTAGTATATCAAGTGGAATCTCTATTAGAAAATATATATTAGAAGCTAATATGGATTATACACTAGGAATTGACACAGTTAGTTATACTATGTTTCAGTCAGCACTGGAGGATTTGTCTATTACAGCTGGAGTCTTTTATGATTATAGTTATAACCATACAACCAAGCAGTTCACTATTTTGAATCCTACTGAGGCAGGAACAACATTGTACCTCAAAGTATATGCTGATATTTCTGATTCATCTGCTAATATAGAGTTAATTTACGAAGATAGATGGTTTCAAAAATACGTTGAAGCTAATATAATGTTGACATGGGCAAGAAATAACTATAAATTTGATCGTCAGATTTTAGGAAACGCCTCTGTTAATTGGAGAGAAATTTTACAAGAAGCTAAAGAAGACATTGAAAAACTTGAAGAAGAACTTCATACTAATCTATCAAATCATCCATTTCTTCTTATCGGTTAGATTTTTTCTATTAATTTTGCTGTTATTATAGTCAGAGTTGATTTATTTATTGTTAGAATAGCATTTTTCTCTTGACATATTCAAAAATATAATTATACTTAAATTAGATCATTTATTTTATTAATTTGTCTACGAGGTACTGAAATGATGTATTGCTATTATAGAATGTATGAGGAAGCAATTTTATTAGTTAAAAAAGCAAGTGTTTCTCCTAGTATACCTTTTGAAACTTTTGTTGAAATTGGTACCACTGATTCATTTGAAATTCAGTGCTGTAAAGAAAAGCTAGAAGAGGAAATGAATAGATATGGATACGAAGTCTATTTTATAAATTATACTATAAAAGAAAGGGAAAGATTTTTTGGTCCAAAAAATATTGTTTTTAGAGTTAAAGTAAAAAAAGGGACTCCAAAGAGTCCCTAAATAATTTGAATATCAGTTTAGAAATTATGCGGCAAAGATTATTTTGTCAGAAACAGCTTTCTTTCCATCAGGAAGTACAACTACGAGATAATATTCATCGGCTCCTGTCGTTTCACTTATAGAAATATCCACATCACCATCTAATTCACTACCAACGAGTAATGATTGATCAGCTGTATTAGTTCCGATGAGAATTCCGTCAGTTCCAACCGAAATTCCTTCAGCAGAAGTTGATATATCAATTCCTCTTGCATCTTCAGAAAGATACACATCTACTACATTTACACAATCAACATCAGCACCAGCTGAGTCAAGAAGTTGAACTGCAACAACAATTGCGTTACCAGCTTCAGTTCCGATTGTGAAAGTTGCTCCTGAAGCTGTTGAACCTAGATCCTGTGGAGTTACTGTTACTGAACAGTCAAGTGTGTTAGCAGCAGGTTTTTTAAGTGTTCCAGTTACTTCTAATCTTGTTGCTAATGCATTAAGAAAAGAATCAAACTGTACATAGAAAGTACCTGTATTACCAGCAGTAATAGCTCCAACATCAATTGTTCTTTCTTCATAATCAGTTGTTCCAGCGGCATTTTGTGCTTTAAGCGTAAGCGAACCAGCAGTAGGCATATCTTCATCAGCAACTACTATTTCAACTTTGAGAAACTGTTTTCCACTAAGTCCATCAATATTAAGCTCAGTAATAGTTAAATCACTTCCAGCACTATCAATAGTTTCGTCATTTACAGGTGTTTTCCAATCAACGCTCTCAGTAAAAAAATCAGTAAGATTGGCAGCAACGTCACTGTCTAAATAAACAACATCGCTTGCTGACAGATGAACTAACACATCATCATAATTTTTCACCGAAACAGCGCTTATTGAAGTATACGATTTTTTCATTAATAATCTCCTTTATTTTTTAAATATTAGTATACAACTTTATTTATATATAAATTTCTTGACATATTCAAAAATATACGTATACTTAAATTAGATCGTTGATTTTTTGATTTATTTATGAGGTATTAAGATGAAAGATTTTTTAGAAAAGGCTGAGAACGTAGAGATAAACATAACAACACCAGATGACTGTTATTTTGATTTCTGTTCCAAATACAGGACCATGACAGGAGAATCATGTATAATGAATGAACACATTAAGAAACACGGCACAAAGTCTTCTAAATGGGGAGCTCGCATAGTAATTAAATTCAATAGTGATAAAGAATTAGTAAAAAGTCTTGAGAGAGTCGGTTATAAGGTAAATAAAAGAAGTAAATCATATATGATAAACAGTGTTGACTTATTCTGGAAGATCGTTGTTTCCGGATTTAGATTTAAATAAATAATTTTCCAAATAGTACAAATAAAGGAGGAAATATGATTCAAATTAATTGGAAAAAAGTAGATGATAGAGCAACTATACCTGCTTATTCTAGAGAAGGAGACGGATGCTTTGATTTGACTTGTGTTGAAGGCGGAGTAGTACCAGCAAAAGGTTCTGCTATTGTTTCTACAGGTCTTTCTATGGAAATGATTGATATAGATGATTGTTTTGACGTGGTAAAGGAGAATTTCGTACTAAGAGTATATCCAAGAAGCGGTCTAGGATTTAAGTTTGATATTTTTATTCATATAGGAACAATTGATGCTAATTATAGAGGAGAGATCAAAATAAAACTTTTCAATTTTGGCGACACAGATTATAACTTTAATACTGGAGATAGACTAGCTCAATGCTGTGTGGAAGAAGTTCCTGCGGTGATACATAAAGAGGTTAAAGAACTTAGTGGAAGTAATCGTGGAGAAAACGGATTCGGATCATCTGGAAAATAATTCAAAAACTTCTTGACATATCAATAAATATACTGTATTATTATATTAGAGTCAGTCGAGACTTAATATTGATTTAATTTTTGGAGGTTATTATGACTTATTCAGATTTTTTAAGACAGACAAAGGGAATGAAAGAATTTTCAATAAAAGTTGGATATTATGTTTTACATGTCGGAAAATCAGCAAAAGATTTTGGATACTTCGTTGAATCCGGTAGATCAATCTATGGCATAGATAGTTTTAAAGAAAGTAAAAAGGAATTATGGGACTCTTTAACAGAAAAGGGTAGATTATATTTATGTAGACCAAATATGTATAACGTTAAGTATTAAAAATTTGGAGGTCCTTATGAAAAATAAAATACTAAATACAGTTTATGAAAATAGAAAAGGTCATTATTGTCATGCTGTTCAGGTTAATGATGTTTATGAACTTAAATCATTTGCTGAGCCAATATATGATGAATTTTCAGAAGTTTTTGAAAAAGAAGACATTATAGAGTTTCTTGATACTATGGAACTATATTGTTTAGATGTTAACAATGATGATGAAGTATTTGATTTTTCATTTGAAGATTACATAAATTCATTTTAAGGAGAATAAAAAGTGTTAAATTATATATCTGATACATGGAAAGAAATATTAAACTCGGCTAGAAATACAGTAAGCAAAAACAAGACTAGTAATTACCCATCAAATACATGGAAAACTAGCATACTTATATCAGAGCATTCCCCTATTAGAAAACTTGTAATTGACTATACATGGAAAAGTATCAAATCGTGGATATCAGTTCATTTTTGCAGGCATAAATTTGGTGTAGATCATTTTGTTAGTACGCAGAGAGACGATAGGACTTCCATAGACAGGGATAAATCAACTCAGGATACAAAAGTATCACATAACATTAATTTGAACGCTCAGGCGATTATAAACATCTCTAGAAAAAGACTTTGTATCAATGCTCATAAAGAAACAAGAGAAAAATGGAAAGAGTTTTTAGAATCGTTTAAAAAAGATGAATCAGAGTTATATTTTGTATGTGTTCCTGAATGTGTTTATAGATGTGGATGTCCAGAATTTAAATCATGTGGATATTGGGATAAGTTTGTAAATACACTTACTGAAGAAGAATTAACACATATACATAGTAGATATTCAAAATATTCTAAATAATCCTTGACTTTTTACAAAATATACTGTATAATTATATTAGAGAGTTTATAAATAATATTAAAGATTGATTTCTTATTGGAGGATATTATGACTGACAAAATACAAAAAATTCTTAATGATTTGGACGAGACCATTTTTGATGCGTTTATAAAAATAAGCGAAGAAATATCAAACGATATTGATAAAAATTTAGCAATTCCCACACAAGACAGAATACACACAATTCTTGATAAATTTGAAAAAGAATTATTTATGAGAATAAATAAATAGTATAGTTATACAATTTTTTAATAAAAGGATATAAAAATGAAAGTAGTAAAAGAAAACGGTAAATGGAATTTAACTGAAGGATTTAATGATAAAGAAAAACAAGCTGTAAAAGATATTGTTCAATTATGTTTTCGAGAAAAAGGAAATAAGGGCGTCAGAGATGAAGACACTTTAAATGATTATTTAGGAAAATTGGATTTTGAAGTAGATGCAAGTGAAATAAAAGTTGGCGGATGGAAATCCAATTCATATAATAGACAAATCAAATCTGCTGAAGTCACCTTACAAGGAAAATATTTGACTATGATACAAACATAATAGAAGATTTTTAAACAATTAAGAAGGATAATTACATGAAAAAATTAATGAAAGAAAATGACAAATGGGTTATAAGTGAAAAAGATGAAAAGTTGTCATCTTTTATGAAAAGAATTAGAGCAATTGAAGAAGTTATGTTTAAGAGATTGGACAGAGGTGCCACGGACGACGAAATAATAAAGTGGCTTAATAGTTTAAAAAAGAACGATAAAAGATTCAATAAATTCATGGACGCATTCATAGACGCTATAGACCAAACTAGATAATTCAATAATAAATAAAAATATTCAAAATAATCCTTGACATATCAATAAAAGTAGTGTATTATTATATTGTACTTTTGATTTATTATTCTGGAGGATATCATGAAAAAAACTTTAAAAAACAATTACAAGACAGATTGCCAGGTTTAATAAATGAATTTAAACAAACAATGAACAACTTATTTAATTAGGAGGGAAAAAATGAAAAAATTATTAGTATCAACAACATTAATTATCATGTTATCAGGATGTAGTGTACATGTGAACGACGATTATTGTGATTATGATGATGATTGTATGTGTAAGTTCGATCATTGTAGAGACGTACGAGAAGACTTTGAAAGTTGTGAATATTTATTGAATGAATGTAGGAAAGGATAAAAATATGAAAATAACAAAAGAATTCAGATTCGAGGCATCACACAATCTATCAACAAATGATAAGTGTGATTATGGTCCGTGCTCCAATATTCACGGACATTCATACAAGTTGTATGTAACAGTGGAAGATAATATCAATCCAGATACTTTTATGGTAATTAATTTCAAAGATCTTAAAAAAGTAGTTAATGAAGAGATAGTCGATAAGATCGATCATACTCATTTAAACGAATCTTTTTCTAAATTATACAAGGAAAATAATTTCAGACTAGATATTCTGGACAAAGCATTATTAGGAGAAAAAGTTTATACTACATGTGAGGTAATGTCAACATTCATTAAACATATTCTTCAAGGACACTTGGGATGTAAGGTAACTATCAAGTTATATGAAACTGCTACATCATTTTGTGAGGTTTAAAATGAACAAGATAATGGCATCAAGTATATTTGAAGCAATTCAAGGAGAAGGCAAAAATACTGGAAAGTATACTCTTTTTATTAGATTATATACTAAGCATTGTTTTCCAAATAAGAAAAAATGCAAATTCTGTGACACAGTAGGACAGGATTATTATAAACCAGTATTCAGTGAGAGTGAGATATTAAGAAGAGTAAAAGAGATTAAGCCTTCTATGATAACTATCACTGGAGGAGAATTCTTTAGAATTGACCCACTAGTAGCTAAAGATTTCATGTATAAGTTAAATAATGTTTGTGACTATATAGAGTTAGAAACAAACGGATCATTAACTATAGATCAAGTGCCTTTACTTAAACACTTCAATAATGTTAATATATCAATGAAATTAGAAAATTCTGGAATAGACTTTGAATATGATATGCAAACACTTCAAAGTACTACACGTTTGTTTGAAGATAAGATATCCTGGAAATTCGTAGTAGGTAAAAATACAGAGAGAGACCTAGAAGTTATTAATGAAATTGTTTATGATATTAATATTAAAAAGACCAATGTGTGGTTAATGGGTATGACACCAAATACAAATGATTTCAGAAGAAAGTTAGTAGAATTATGCATTGAAAATAAATATAATTATTCACCGAGACTCCATATTGATATATATGGGGATTGTGTTGATTTCGAAGTATAGGAGGAATTATATGAAATCCAATAGTAATGAATTAAAAACGCCAAAAGAAAAACAAAAAATCATTAATAAGCTTGAGAAAAGTTTTAAGAAAATTCTTGAGGATATGGGATTTGATGTTGAAAATGATCAACAATTAACTGACACACCAAAGAGAATATCAAAAATGTGGGTTAATGAATTATTTACAGGATGTTATGATGAAGAACCAAAGATAACAGTATTTGAGAATGATAATAATGTTGACAGCATGATTTTTCTTGGTCCTATCAGTTTAAAGTCTAATTGTAGTCATCACTTTATTCCGTTTATCGGAAAAGCATATATTTCTTACATACCTAATGATAAAATTATAGGTGTAAGTAAACTTGCTAGAATTGTTAAATGGTTTATGAGAAGACCTCAGATACAAGAAGAACTAACACAACAAATTGCCGACTATATAATTGATAAATTAGATCCTAAAGGTGTTGCTGTATATATTGAAGCACAGCACTTATGTATGACAGCAAGAGGAGTTGAGGAATATAATAGCGAAATGAAAACAAGCGAAGTCAGAGGAGTATTTGAAAAACCGGAAGTTAGATCTGAATTTTTCAATATGATAAACAAATGAAAATATGTATAATTCCGTGTGGAAGTAAAAAAATATATGATGTAAATCCATTTATTAAAGATGTTACTGCCGATAAACTATATGTCGGCAGTTTTCATAGTCTATGTAAAAGATACTCCAAATATATCAGTGATGAATATTGTATATTATCTGCAAAGCACGGATTTATATTTCCTGAAGATATAATTGAAGAAAATTATAATGTTACTTTCAATGACAAAAAAACAAATCCTATATCAATTCAGACACTTAAGCAACAACTTTTTAAGTTTGAAAAATATAATAGCATAATTTGCTTGTGTGGAAGAAGATATCATGATATAATAGAAAGTGTTTTTGATAGAAGTATAGAGAATAGATTGAAAGGACTTAAGGGAATGGGTTATATGGTACAGTATATGACCAATGAAATAAATAAGTTAAATGGGATAGATTTATTTTAAGGAGGATTGAAATGAAAAAAGCTGTTGTAATTTTTTCTGGAGGACAGGATTCTACTACTTGTCTAGGATGGGCTAAAAACAGATTCGATGAAGTTATAGCAATAACTTTCGAGTATGGTCAAAAACATAATATAGAAATTGAAAGATCAAAAGAAATTTGTAAAAAATTAAATGTCGAGCAACACATAATAGATATTTCATTTTTCGGTGAGTTGGTTGATTCAGCATTGACTCATAATGGTGATGTAAATAAGAAACACAGTAGATTGACAAATTTACCCGCATCTTTCGTTCCAAATAGAAATCAGATGTTTATCACAATAGCACATGCTTTTGCTCAGAAAGTAGATGCAAAGACTCTTATAACCGGAGTATGTGAGACAGACTTCAGTGGTTATCCCGATTGTCGTATGGATTTTATATTAGATATCGAACAAGCAACTAATAGCGGTTCAGATTCAGATATATACATAGAAGTTCCTTTAATGTATTTGAATAAAGCAGAAACGTTCGCTATGGCTGATATTGAAGGATGTCTTGACGTTGTTATCAATAACTCACATACATGCTATAACGGCGACGATAAGATGAATACATGGGGATATGGATGTGGTGAATGTCCATCATGTAATATCAGAGAAAACGGATGGAAAGAATATATTAATATGATCAATAATGGTGATGTTAAATGAAGTTATTCTTTGCCGGAGCTGAATCAGATTTGAAAAATCTAAATGAAATAGGAGTCAAACGACTCCTTATAACAATCGCCCATGGAAAGAATAAGATTAAGAAGATGAATGAAATATATGATCCCGGATACGAATTAATTATGGATTCGGGAGCATTTACTTTTCATAGGAAGGGAGGAATAACAGTTGAAAAATGGTTAGAGAAAGTTAATGAAGTAAAACACAATGTAACGGAGATTATATCACTAGATGTTATAGGAGACGCTGAAAAGACTTTTGATAATTTTATAGAGATACAGAAATATCTTCCTGAAGCAATGCCTACATTTCATGTTGGATCTGATATTAAGTATTTAAAGAAATATATGGATATTACTGATAGAATAGCAATTGGAGGAATAGTTACACATGGTGTAAATAAATTATCACTACTCAATCACTTAAATGATATATTTAAAATAGTAGATAGAAATAATTTACCCAAACTACACGCCTTTGGTGTATTTAATCAGAAATTATTACAAAAGTATCCTTTTTATTCTTGTGATGCTTCGTCCTGGAATTCATATGCCAAATTCGATGAATTCGAAACTATAGATATGTTTTTCAAGAAAAGAGCAAGAAGTAAGAAGAAAAATAAAGATATATTTAATTATTCTCTTGAAGAATTGATAGGCAATACTGCTGAAGAAAGAATAGATAAACTCAGAATTTCTGCTAACAACTTTTTGAAACTTGAATATTTTTTAACAAATCTATGGGAGGAAAGAGGAATAAAATGGGACTGAAACAAATAAATTTAAATGAAATAGTATCATGTAAAAAAGGAATAGGTACACTTGAAGATAAAACTAGATTCTATGATTACTATAACTTAATAGATCAAAACATAATTTTTGATGTTAACAAAACAGATAATGGATATGAACTTCTCCATGATAGCGTATATCTCTCCATATTAAAGCAAAAAAGTGAAATAACAGTAAATGTTCATGAACTTAATAAAAGCCACTCAGATTTAATGTACATAGTTAATTGTCACAAGTTTAATGAGAAAATTAATTATATAGAAATGTCCAGAAGACTAAATGATATAAAAAGGGAAATAGATATTAAAGAAATATATTCTTTCTTATACTTTATTGATATGGGAACTATTAAGAAATTAATAGATATAATTCATTTCAACTGGGAAGATTTCGGAATTCATATACACGATGATTCTATAGTTGACTTATTTTAAAAACTGATATATAATAGTAGTAGATAATTTTTGTGAGGAAGTTTAATGAATAAAAAAATAATTGTTTTCATTGGTGTTATAGGATCAGGGAAAACATATTCAGCAAATAAATTAATGAATGAAGATTCCGAGATAATTAATTTTGCTGAAGAGCTTAGAGAAAATGTATGGAATCTAATTGGGTGGAAGCCTACTACCGGAGAAGATTATGACGAATTCAAGAAATTTGAATTCAAATTCAAAGACATATCTTTCACTGGAAGAGATATTCTAGCCAAACTAGGAACTGATATCATGAGGAAATACAATGATAGTATATGGATAGATTGTTGGAAAGAAAAGGCGACCAACTCAGATAAACAATTAATTTTGGTAGATGATTGTAGATTTGAAAATGAGATGGAAGAAATATTAAAATTTTGTGAAACCAATAACTATGACAGTGAATTTATTTTCTGTAACTATAAATCATATAGATACAGGCTACTAGACCATGAATCAGAAAAGTTAGCAACTTCTTTATTAGATAAATATACTGACGGAGAAACAATATCTTTTACTAGGAGATAAAAATGAAGAAAGAAGATAATAAAATAGAAGAAGTAACTTCAGCTGGAGACGTAGCAACATTCGAAAAACCAATTTACGGAAAATCAGATGGATCTTATAGAAATAAAACAAAAATTAAATTAAATAAAAAGGAATTTAGGGATCTTATTAAAAAGAATATAGTCCCTAAAAAGGTAATGGAATTTGCTATAGCAAATAAAACAGTTGACATATATATGACATATGAGAGTGGAATTGTCATGAGACTTGATAATTTCATTAAAAAAGAAGATCTTTATAAAACTTGAGGAGGTAGAAATGAAGAAAAAATACAAAGTAACTTATAATAACAATGGTCATCCTATTACGTTTTCTTTTAGTAGAATTAAAAGAATGACTGTTAGATACGGAGATATTATATTACTAACACATGAGGAATATAAATGTTATTCAGGATTTTTATCTCCGGCAGCTGATAATGCTGTTGTAAAAGAAGCAGTAAAAGAAGAACCTAAAAAGAATGAAAAAATTGAAATTGTTGTAAGACCTGGTAGAGACGATGAAGAAATGAATGAAGTAGTTGTAGAAGTTGTAGAAGAAACAATTGAAGAAGTTGTAGAAGAAGTTGTAGAAGAAAATAAAGTAGATCTCGAATCAATGACAAAAAAAGAATTATTAAAAGAGTTTAGTAAAACATGTAAAATTGATAGATACATGAAAAAATCGACTATCATAGAAGTAATCAATAATACATAACCAGTTTAAATCGAATCTAGTAGCGCTCATCCTTCTATATATCAACAAAATGAAAAAATCAATAGTAAGTCATGCACAATATATTTTTGGTTGTGTATGACCTCATATTAAACTTTAACAAAATTTAAAAAACTGATTGACAAATCATGTAAAATGTGTTATTATTTGTTTGTGTTGAATGTTGTTTTTAACTTAGGAGGAATTTATGCTAGAGTCAGTTATCAATTTACTTAGAGAAAATGCTTTGAATTTCAAAATCGAAGGATTCACTAGAGCAAAAATTGATGTGGATAATTTTGAATGTACACTTGAAGATCTTAGAAAAAAACTTAATGAGCATGGCTACAGTACCAAATTTGATAAGGAAGCAAACATTTTGACTTATTGGATACGGAGTTGATTTAAAGTATGAGTTATTATCTTATATGGGAAATAAACTACGGAGGAGAAAAAGGACATACTTTCATTGAAAAGTATGATTCCCATATTTCGATGATAAATAGATGGAAAGAAATAAAGAAAGATGATAAGTATGATTACTGTGAATTAATTAATATGATCGAGGGAGTTGATTTAAAGTAATCACAGTAATTGTTTTTTAACTTAAGGAGGTAAATATGAAAACATTAAGAGTAATTTTAGCACTTGTTGCTACACTAATGGTAAAAGCACTATTAATTTGTGTTCTATGGGACTTTGTAGTCGTCAGATTATGTAATGTCAATACTATTATGTTTTATGAAGCATTTCTATTAATTGTTTTATTTAACTGTTTTAAAAACGATGTTAAAACCGGAGAATAATATGAAGGTACTGGTAGATGTTTCAAACTTAATCATGGCCCCATATTTAGGAAAGTACAAGCAAAATATGCTGGAAGGATTTTTAGTTGAAGACTTGGAAAATTTGACCAGACATTCTACATTAACTTCTCTATTCAAGTATGTTGATATGTTTGATGTAAAATACGAAGATATCATCTTGTGCTTTGACTCACCCAATTGTTGGAGAAATGATCAATTCGAATATTATAAGTGGAAAAGAAAGAATTCAAAAAAAGAATCTGAAATAGATTATAAAAAAATGTATGAATTCATAGAAACCTTCTACAATGAATTGAATGATCTAATGCCTTTTAGCTGTGTAAAAGTAGATAAGTGTGAAGCAGATGATATAATAGCTGAGTTGTCAAGAAAATTGACAGGAAAGATCGTTATTATTACAAGAGATAAAGACATGCTCCAACTCAAGAAAGAAAATGTAATGATATATGATCCATTCACTGAAAAATGGAAAGATACTTTCAAAGACAAAACTATAGAGTTTCCTATTAAAAATGAATCAGATGCTAAGAAGATGTTACTTTATCAGATATTACGTGGAGATGATACAGACGGAGTACCCAATCTTAAATCTGATAGTGATTGCTTTTGTAATCCGTTAAAAAAACAGGAAAGATTTGGTCCACAAGCCATTTATAAGTTATGCTTCAGTGAGGATTCTGATTTGAACAAAGAAAACGCAAAGAAACTCCATAATGATTTCAATAAAAACTGGAAAAGAAATCAGACAATGGTTGATATGTCTAAGACACCAAAAGAAATAAAGACAGAAATAAATAATGTTTATGGAAATCAGAATAATATAGAATTTGATAAAGAAAGTACTATCAACTATTGTGATGAGCATAATCTTTTTTCCCTTAAAGAAACAGTAGAGAAGATTGATAAATCTGAAAGTTTATTTTAATAAGGCTTTATTTTTTATAATTTTTTGATATAATATTATAGTGGGGTATTTCTATGACGAAAGAAATAATCGAATTTAGAAAAAAGTTTTCAGATCTTACTAGTAATGTTTATGGAGTTGATATTTTATCAATAGAAAAGAATAATGGTAGACTAAGAATATATATAACCGGGTACGATGTTCTTATTTCGTTCCCACAATTGTTTAACAAGATAAACTATCTCATAAACGAATATGAGAATATGGAGGTGTAGATGAGAATTTTTTTATTATTTGTTTTTTTGCTATGGATTGCCGCATCAGTAAAAACTTTTATTGTGTATTGTAAAGCCGTTCCAATAATAAACAAGAAGGAATTGCCACATTACTTTTTACAATTTATATTGTCCTTTATAGCATCTATATTAATAATATATGTTAGCACAAAGGATTTTATCATGTGGAGATTAAAATGAAAATTTCAAATAAAATATATTTTGATTTTGTGCAGACAGATTTGAAGAATTTTAGGGAATTTGTATCTTTTGATGATATTGACAGATTATCAGGGAATAAAATCATGTCAAACGTCCATATTACTGTTTTAGACAATGGAACTATTAATTTGAAAGCAGATGTACACGAAAATATTTTAATTTCGTCACATAGATTATATAGACCAGAAGAGATTACTAATATTATAGAAAATACATGTCATAGATTGGAAAGAGCTCACTTGACAGAAATTTCAAATGAGTTGGAATTTTTATACATGTACAAGACAGAATTGTTTAAATATGGTATTGTGGATGAGTATAGCGTTACTCCCAGAAAATATGGAATATTTGATGTAGACTTATTTAACTGGAAAGAGTCTATAAATAAATTGAAACATAGAAATGTTATTGATACATTTCTTGGAACTGATTATTCATTTTACTTGATTGGGAGAAAAACAATCAAAATAGAAAAATTGATTAATAATTGGCAAGTTGTGAACATTTTAAGAAGAGGTTAATTAATGAACGATCTTAATGTAATTGTTGAGTATGAAAAAGAGAAAGGGTTTAATTTTCATGAGAAGTATGGAAATTATTTTTATGATGGGCAATTGTCATATGGAGTGCATTGTGGTACCGGTTGGTTCCCTATTGTAAATGAATTTTTGGAGAATTTTTCAAAAATTGATGATATAATGTATTCAGATAATAAAATCTATCATATTGGAAAAGTTGATGGTCAACTCAAAATTTATGTTAACGGAAACAAGAAAGTCAGTGAGATTTCGGATCTAGTTGCTAGATACGAATTCAAGTCAATGTTTATATGTGAAAAATGTGGTAAACATGGAAACAGAAAGAACGACGAAGTCGTTTGTGAACGATGCGGAGATTAAATAATGTCAGATATTAGAGATTTAATTAATATTTTTGATTGTGGAATAGATGAGAATAATGAACTTACATGGGCTAAAATAGAAAAGAAAGTCTGTGAAAGAAAAAAAGTTATTCATAGAAATCTAGAAAAGAAGAAAAGAAATGTTAAAAATAAAAGAGATTATATAGATAAGCACGAAATGTATGAAAACATGGTACTGTTTATAAATTCTGATTATAAAGATACATCAGCAAGAAAATTCTTAGTTGAGTCATATTATTTAGTTGCCAAGAAGCTAATAAACAGTAAGAATTTCTATATGTATTCTCAAGATAATAAGAATGATATGATATCGGAATCTGTAATAAAAGGATTGTCTATAGGAAAAGAGGGTAGATCCAATTATGGTATTCCTTACTTTGCCAGATTCGATCCTAATAGGACAGATAATGTTTTTTCCTTCTTTAGTCAGATGATAGGAAATTTCTTTATTCAGTATTTGAATGGACACTATGAGTATGAAAATATAAAACAATCAAACCTAGAAAGAATGATTAATGATTTTGAATGTAAGAATAACTACTCTAACACTGCTAAAGGATCAAAGTTTGGTATAGGCGGATGTGTAGATGCTAAAGAATAGGAATATAAATGAATAATCTTTATTACATACAGCAATTAAATCTGGAAGGATTTAGTATTAAAGGCGACAAAATTAATTTTAGATGTCCTGTATGTGGGGACTCTGAGAAGTCAAGTAGAAAGAAAAGAGGATGGATCCTAGGCTTAAACTCAGATTCCCCGAGATTCTATTGTCATAATTGCTCTGTTAAAATGTCACTATGGCAGTTCTTGAAAGAAGTTGATTATAGTGTATGGAAAGATTATGTAGAGGAATTAAACAAAAACAAGCTACATAGAATATACGGAGAAAGTCCCAAGAAAGAAATCGTAATTGATATAAAAACTAAAGACAGCTCCGTATTTTCTAAGTATTTAAAAACCATTAACGAGTTAGACACAGACCATCTAGCAAGAAACTATCTAAAGAAAAGAAGAATTTCTGAAAGACATTGGAATGATATATACTACATTTCAGGAAATCCGTACAAATTGTACAATTACATATTTGATGATAATAAGTATGAAGAAAAAGCAAATAAAAATATCAATCATAAGGGAATAGTTGTTCCAATGATTAATAGAGATGATAAAACCATTGGATTTGTTGTTAGATTTATTAATCCGAATAACAATTTCAGATTTATAATTTTATATGCTAATGATAACAATTCTAGATTTTTCTTTGGTGAGAATAAATGTAATATCAATGATAAGACTTATATTGTAGAAGGACTTGTTGATAAGCTATCATTTGAGAGAGATGAGCAGGTTGTGAGCATGATTTCAGCGAATCCCAAGCTTGACTATGCAAATGAACTTTTCGGAAAGGACGTTACGTATATATTTGATTATGAGATGGCAAACAAAGAAATAATGAATAGAATAAAAACAGTAATTAAAAAAGGATTCAAAGTTTTTCTATGGAATTCCAAGATAGTGGGATGCAAAGATATAAATGATTTAATTTGTAAATACAAGATAAGTGATAAACAACTATTTGATTTTATTGATAAGAATACTTATATAGGATTGGAAGCGGAATTGATACTTAATCAACGGATTAACGAATTAAACGAGCGGAGAATGTGGTAATGAATAAAAAAACTTGTGTTAACTGTAAAAATTGGTATAATATTAAAGAGTGTCCGTATTTTAAGCATGGGGCAGTGCTTATAGAAGATACAGACATTTTTAATTTCACTTGTAAACTATTCGAGAGGAAGTAAATGAATTTATTTGGTAAAGACACTAAAGAAGAAGAGGAAGAGATTGTAGTTAAAAAGAAGATTAGTCCATTTGAACTTCTAAAAGCTATAACAATTGACAAGAATCTTGATTCAGTAGACTATAAACCATCTGATTTGATATTCTTATTAAAATTAATGTCTTTCCACCCTAGATTATTTCAACATGCTGCTAATGTTTCAGAATGGGTAGGAATAATTGACAACAAGCAAATACTTAAAAGTCTTGAAAGTGTTCTTCCCAAGGAGTCATTTTTTATCAAATATCCATCAAAAACTAAAGTGGATGAAGACAAATTAAAACTAATTGCTAATTATTTCAAGATCTCAACAACAGAAGCACAGGAATATCTTGATATAATTTCAATGATGGGAGAAGAAGTTTATAGAAGTTTTATTAATAATTTTAATAGAGGAGGAATACAACGTGGAAAAAAAGTGTCCTAAATGTGAGAGTACAAATAAAGGCGGAGTTGAGTGGCTAGGTACTGATATGGTGTGTTATTGGGTATGTTTAGATTGTCAGTACAAATATCTGCGCCACACATTTGAGTATACAAAGATATTATTGAGAAGAGCAAAAGCTTTTCTAAAATGAGGAGTTTATTATGAGTAAAGAAGAAAAAGTTTTTATGGAAATAGATGAAAATATTAGAATCGTAACAGATAAAAATAATTTTGTTGCTCAAAAGAGAAGAAAGAAGAAAAATATTGAAGAATATACTTGGAAAAATATTGCTTTTTTCGGTAAATTCTCAACTCTAGTAAAATTCTTATGTGATGACTTGAAAAAAGAAACAGATGATTTGAACAAAATGATTGAGTTACACAATGAATTAATGAGGAAGTTGGACGAATTACATGAGATATGCATAGTAAATAATGTTCCTACTATTATAAGAGAAAGAATAATAATAGAAAGAAGAATAGAAGTAGTAAAGCTTGACAAAAGATCCAAATCAGGGTATACCACAATTGAGAAAAAGACTGAAAAAGAAGTTGTACAAAAGGAAAGCGATAAAGATAAAAAGAAGATTGCACGAGAAGGACTATTCTAAGAAAGTAACTCAGGAGGTACATTGTATAATTTTATAAAAAAGTGGGGTAATAACATTTATTACTCCATAAAAAACGAGAAGGGTGAGACAGAATACAAAATAGATAGGAACTTCAAGCCATTTATTTTCGTAAAGTGTAACAAAGAAACTGAATGGAAATCTTATCCTGATAATCAGAACGTTATGAAAATAACGTTCAATTCCATTGCAGAGTATAAAGAATCTATAGGAAGTTATCCTAAAGATCTAATATACGGTGATATTCCTACAATGATGGAAGTACAAAAGATTAGACAGGATAAATTGAATGATGACTATGACGTATCTAAGCTAAACATATCATTTTTTGATATAGAGGTTTTCTCAAGTGATGGGTTTCCTGATCCATCACTAGCAGATAGCGAAATAACATCAATAACAATTCAAGACAAGAGAACGAAGCATTACACTACCTTTACTTTCCTAGATGGGTATAAGAAGCACATAAACAACATTACACTGTATACTTTCAATAATGAGATATCAATGCTTAGGTCGTTCTGTTATTGGTTAGCACAAGCGAATATTGATGTCTTCTTGGGATGGAATTCAGATTGGTTTGATGTGCCTTACATAGTCAATAGATGTAAGATGGTTATTCCTAAAGAATATAAGAAAATGTCTCCCTTTGGTATAGTATCTGATAGAACTATTTCAGAAAAATCTAGAAAAGTAGATACAGGAGAGATCTTTGGAATAGTTAATATGGATTTACTTCAGCTATACAAGAAGTATTCGCAGAATAGTAGAGATTCATATTCACTTAATAACATTGCTGGATATGAACTAAAAGATCAAAAAATAGATTATACTGATGAAGGAACTTTAAATGATTTAATGATAAAAGATCCTCAGAAGTATATAGAGTACAATATAAAAGATGTTGAGTTAACAACTGAGATAGATAATAAATGTAATCATACATCAGCTGCTTATGCACTAGCTTACTATGTTGGAGCCGACCCCACAAAGAATTTTGCTAATACGGCTCTATGGGATATTTTCCTTTATAATAAACTATTAGATATGAATATGGTTCCGCCAGTAAAGAAGAGCAACCCTGATGTTGACTTCATTGGAGCTTTTGTGGATGATCCTGAATATAAGTTACATAAATGGATATTATCTTACGATTTAAATTCCTTATATCCTCACTTGATAGCTCAGTATAATATTAGTCCAGAAACTAAAGTATCTATGAAAGATATACCAACTGAAAATATGAGAAATATTGTAAGAGAAATAAGAAAAAATGATATTGAGACAAATATAAAAGATTTTGTTAATTTGAAGTATGATTTGTCAGAATTTAGAAAACACAAAATATCAGTCACTCCTAATGGAGCTTGTTTTGACTGTTCTTATCAGGGACTTGTACCAAAACTAATGATGGATCTATATGATGATAGAAAAGAACATAAGAAAGAAGGTATTAATTATTCAATTAAAGCTCAAGACGAGACAGATCCTATAAAGAAAAAAGAATATGAAACACTATCAGAGAATTTGGATTCTCTTCAGTTAGCAGAGAAAATCTTTCTTAATTCGGGTTATGGGTTCTTCACATATAAGAATTCCCGTTATTTCGATGTAGAAATTGCGGAAGCAATTACATCTACTGGACAGGTATCTATTAGATTTGCTAAGAAAGAAATAGATATTTACTTAAATAAACTATTCAATACTACCGATTCGTATGTTAAATACTGTGATACTGATTCGAATTATGTTTGTCTTGAGAGAGTTGTTGACAAAATAAAGCATAATAATCCATCTACAAAAGAAATAGTAAGTTATTTGGTTAACTTCTCACAGAAAGTAATGGAGCCGAAGATAGAGCAGATATATGATAAACTAGCAAACAATTTATCTGTATATGAAAATAAAATGGTAATGAAGTCTGAGGTTGTTGCTGAAAGAGCTTTTTGGGTATCAAAGAAAAAATATGCTATGAAAGTTTGGTGGTGTGAAGGAAAGACTTATAAGAAATATGACTTGAAAGTAATGGGAATGCAAATAAAAAGATCTGACACTCCTAAGCTTATTAGAGATGAGCTTTCAAAATGTGTTGATATGATTCTAAATGAGCAAGATGTATGGAATTATATTGATAGCGTTAAGGACTATTTTATGTCACTTACACCAGAACAAATAGCACTAGGAAAAGGAACAAAGGGAATACAGAAATATTCATCAATATTAATAACAGATGAACTAGTAAAAAAGATATCAAAATCTAATAAGAACATATTAGATATATTGGGTCCTATTCATGATATGTATATTTCAAGAACTCCTATGCATGATAGAGCTAGCATACTTCATAATTACCTAGTGGCAAAGAAGAAACTATTGAATGTGAGACTAATAAAGGTTAATGATAAGATGAAATATGTGTATTTGAAGAATATAAACCCTATTAGAGAAAATGTAATTGGATTCATTGATAAACTTCCAGAAGAATTTGGTTTAAATGAGTACATTGATTATGAAAAACAGTATATGGTGGCATTTCTTAAACCGATAAGTGATATCCTGAAAACTATTGGTATAGAAAGACCTGAGAAAGTTGTTGGTGGTCTTTGGTAATTTATATGTTGACAAATCGGAGATGATAGTGTATACTTATATTATATTGTTTCTGATTTGTTGTTATTTAGGAGAATTTATGAAAGATAATGATAAAAAGTATATTGAGTTAGACGATGTATTATGTGATTTCTATATAAGTGTTAAAGAAGCGTTTGAGACCGGATTACTGGACGACATAAGAACTTTCAAACTAACTACCACAAAAGGAAAGGTGGTCTTTGTCTCAGAAGGAAAAGAAGATACTTATGATAAATTAAAGTTTTTTGGATTCACTATTATAACAAAAACTCTCGGATATGCTTATATAGATGAATTCAGAGAAGAAATGTATAAAACTATAGTAACATATAATAGAAAGAAAAAGCAAAAGAAAGGAAAAGCTCCTAAGAAATCAAAAGATAATAATAAATATTATAATACCAGAGAGTTGAAAAATAATAGATGGAGATAGACATGTTTTTATATAAAGGTTTTCTAGGATCAGCTGAATATTCACATGCTGAATGTATTTATTTCGGTCAGATAGAAAATGTTAAAGACACGGTAATCTACGAAGCAAGAACAACCGAAGAATTATCAAAAAGCTTTGAAAAGGCGGTGGATGATTATATAGAATTGTGTGAAAAGAATAGCAAAGAAATCATTTATATATAACAAAGGGGGGGAGTTTTAATGGCAACACTTACTAGTTTTTCAACCAAAATCATGGAGTTCATTAATCATTGTAGAAAGAACGATGAAGTAAAAATCAAAAGATTTGTTACAATGATACAAGAAGAGGCGGAGGATCTTAATGATTGTCACAAAGAAAACACGTATTACTTTGAAAGTTTTGAAATACAGATGAAAGATGCTATTTCAAAACCTGAAGTAGTACTTAAAAAAATCAACAACACAATTCAAAAAGACAAAGGTTATTTTAATAATCTAAAGAATAAAATGGAACAAAAACTCAGAAAAATTGATCCTGAATTGTTAGGTGATTTCATAGTGTGTAAGGGAGTTGCTGACTACATGACATTAATGGAGAACAATCTAAGAACTAAACTATTGAATAATTTTGATATAGTTCTTGAAGATGGTAAGATAAAAGTATGTATTGATGTACACGGAGAAGAATATGTTTGTAGAATTTCTCTTGACTCGGCAGCAGAATTTAGAGGCAATTTAAAATATAGATAATTGATCTATATTATTGGAGGTATCAATGGAAAAGGACAAAATAGAACAAATGTATAGAGTGTATTGTAATATAAATGGTTGCTTGGTATCATATTTCAATTTTCAGTGGTTAGAAGAGTATGAGTCGTATACAGCAGAAATGGAAGTACATGAAAATAAATATGTTCCAGATGAAAGCGTCAATGAAACATTAAACGGTGTACTATCAGCTGAAATTGTTAGAAAAGAACAATATGCAATATTTGATTCAGAAACTTCTAGTATATGGAGAGTAAAATAATGCCTGTATCAATGATTTTAAATGTATTATCTTTTTTGAAAAATTACTGGAAAGAATGTATACTTTTATTGGTAATAGCATTCTTATCTATTTCTTTGTTATTTTATAAAAATAGATGTAGCAATTTAGAAGAAGATATACAAGAGAAAAACAAAAAAATATCTTCACTGGAGAACAAAATAGGAATATGTGTTAATTCAATTGAAGATCTCAAGAAGACTAATGAAGAGTATCTAAAGGATATGGATGATCTAGAAAAGTATTATGAGGATCTTATGAATGATGTTGCTGAAGGCGAAGACCTGAAAGATGAAGCTGAGGATGAAGTTGAAAAACAAGAATGTCCTGAATGTAATTGTACAGATAAAGAGAAAGTATGTGAAACAGGAGTTGATACTAGTGAGCATCTTAAAATACTAAACAAGGACCTTGATAGACTTAGTAGAGGTGAAAAATGAAATATTTAATACTAATAGCTTCCATTTTTATGTTGTTCTCATGTACTACAACAAAAACAGTATTTGTTGAAAGAACACTTAAGATATATAGATATCCTAAGAAAGTAGAGAAAGTTCCTGAGACTTCCACTGAAAAGCTGAATGAAGATGAGCCAATGACAGGAAAGGAAAACATTAAAAAGATAATAGATAATTCAATTGACAAGACAACTACTATTATCAGACTTAGAAAGAAGATTGATTTCTATGAAGATTTTATAGACAAGATTCGTCGTGAAGAAGAAGAACATTTAAAAAAACTTAAAGAAAGAGAGAAAAAAGAAAATGAATAGTAGATTATTTTACTTATGTCAAGTCACTGAATCAGATGGAAATGGAAGAAGCAAAGTTAAATTTTTAGAATTTCCTGAAAATGAACAACCGGATCTATGGATTCAGACTTTAACCACAACATACGGAGAATCTGATGAGGGATTGCATTCTAAAATAGGTGTAGACGATGTTGTAATAGTAACATTTATAGATCATCCTGAAAGACAGATGCCTATTATAATGGGAAAGATCCAAAGTAGTTCTGAAAGAGTTGTTACATCAACTGACAAAGTTATTAAATATAATGATCATACAGTAACATTCAATGAAGATGATATAGTAATTTCACATTCGGGTGGAAACTCAACGATTACTATTGAAAATGACACCATAACAATTGAAGGTTCTACCAATGTTAAACTTGGGGCAAATGCATCAACTGAAAAAGTAGTCAAGGGAACTACATTTCAAATTGGATATAATGCTCATGTACATGTAGGAAACCTAGGATACCCTACTGCTACTCCTACAGTTCCATCACCATCAACAGATTTATCAGATAAGGTTTTAACGGAGTAATCATGGTTAATAATATATCGTTTTATATAAAAGCAAGAATTCCCTTAACTGAAATTAGCACACAAGCAATGACAGATATTGATTTGGTTGGCACATGGATAGCAAGTGAGATTTCGTATATGTATGTGAACAGGTCTCTACAAAATTCTATTCCGACATTATCAAAAATGATGGATGAAGTTGATGGAACACCATTTGCGAATTCTAGTTACATATCATATGATATTATAGATGGATTATCACAAGCACTAGATTATCATCAACCTCTAGCAATTACATTTCTTGCTGGCCCACCAATTAAACCACAAGGAACTTCATATGTTCATCCTCCACTTTCAAGCTATGCCATAATTAAATCAACAGTACAAACACAACTATTAAGCAAACTAGGAACTAGTACTCTAACACCAACTTTTGATCTTTTTTTACTAGCACTAGACGACTTTATGACAGCGACGTATCTTTCCCCTTGATAAATCAATCCTAATAGGTCTCAGACTGTCATAGTGAAATAAAACAACAAAACTAATAGTAAGTATCAGACAATGAAAAAACTTCGTGATAAAACGATAATAGGACTTGACCTTTTTAAAAATATATAGTATAATAGTAAAAGATAAATTATTTTTGGAGGATTAAATGAAAAAAGAAAATAAAAGACTAGAAGAAGTAAAAGAGATTTTCGAGTTAATCAGTGAATTAGAAGGATGGTATATCTGCTCATATACCGGAGACAGTATTTGTAAACCTTCATACACAGATGTATGTATAGTCTTAAACGAGACAGAATTGGTCATTAAGGAAAGCGGTAAAGAAGTGAAGTGTTTTATAAAAAGAACTGTAGAAAATCAAAAGTTATTTTCTGAGCTACTAGATACTATAAACGCTGATTCATATAGTAAAGCAATTGATTTTTTAAATAATAATATTTAAAATAAATATATCTAGTATTACAAAAGAGGAGAAATAAATGCCTAAGTACAGTGGATTAAAAAAGAAAATTATAGAAGAGTCTAAGGATAATTCTAAAACAGAGATGTATGAAAAATTTGATTACTATAAAAGTATGTATTCAGATTTAAACGAAAACACTTTTAGGAGATACGTTAGAGAAGCTTTTCCAAAAGAAATCGTGGCAGATGTTAAAGTAGAAGTAGTATCAAGAGAAGAAATGAAATCACAAGCTGAAATAGATATTATCACTACTATATACAAAAATGAAGTTGTTGGTATAATCGGAGATACTCACTTTCCTTATTCAAGAAAAGGATATCTAGAATTTTGTCGTGATAAATTTCTAGAGCAAGGAGTCACTTGTATATGCCAAATAGGAGATTTGATAGATAACCACTGTTGGTCAAGGTTTGATTCAGATCCTTATTCAATAGATGGTATAACAGAGTATGAAAAGGCATATGAAGATGTACAAGTTTTCAAGGAAATTTTCAAAGATTTTGATAAAAAATTCATAGTTTTAGGAAACCATGATCGGATTCCCGTTAGACAACTTACTACGTTAGGTCTTCCAAGTTTTTTAATGAAATCATTTAAAGAATTATTTGGATTAGACGATTGGGAAATATGTACGTCAAAGACTATTGATGGAACTGAGTATAGACATGGAGAAAAATGTACAGCAACGTTATTAACCGCACAGAGAATGAGGAAGAATCTAGTATGTGGTCACAGTCATTCAAAAGCAGATATTCAAACACATGCTAATTGGGACTCGCTGATTTGGGGAATGCATGTTGGATGTGGCGTAGACGATAAGAAACTAGCTTTCAGTTATGCTAAAGATGAAGTTCATAAATCAGTAATATCATGCGCAACAGTTCATTATGGAATTAGTCCTCAACTACATTTCATGAATTTAGATTAATCTTAAAAATATATTCAAAAAATGATTTTTTCTCTTGACATATGCCAAAAAACATGTATACTTGTATTAGAGTTGATTGATTAATTTGGGAGGCTATTATGAAAAAGTATTATTTGGTATATTTTGACGAGGAGGATATTGAGAGAGTCAAAGAATTTGACTCGCTTAGCAATGCTGCAGAATTCTGGAAATATGTTAAATTGGGAGATGTTTATAATTATTATAAATTGGACATTATGGTCGAGGGAAAAGATGTAACCGAAAAATTCAAAGATACACTCGAAGGAAATTTTTGGTATTGTGATTAAAGGAGAATGAAATGATAGAAATTATATTACTTTTATTATTATTCACTGTTTTATGTTTAGCAGAGTTTGATGCTGTTTTCAATAACACATTGAAATACTTTTTTTGTGTATTTCATGGAGTTGGAGTAATATCTATACTTTTGTTTCTCTTGAATATTGAACTACAAGTATTAGCAGTGATAGGATTAATTTTTTATTGTATTAGATTTGCTTCTGTTACAGTAATTGAGATGAAAAATCCGATTCAATGTTCTTTATTATCACTAGTGTCTTTACTAATGATGTATTTTTATATGGGAGTAATTTAAATGAGTAATATATTTTTCACAGCGGATACACATTTCAGTCACCATAACATGGCACTACTAAGAGGATTCTCTAGTGCTGAAGAACACGACGAAATATTAATACAAAATATCAATAATATGATTACAAGGCAAGATATTCTTTATATCTTAGGCGATATGTGCTGGAAAAATACTTACGATGTATTTTACAATAGAATCAATTGTAAGAATATTCATTTGATTCTAGGAAATCACGATAAGCCCAATTTAAAGAATAAGAAATTGTTTGCTTCTGTTTCACAGATCAAAAACATTAAGCTGGATACAGCATTTATATCTATGTGTCATTTCCCAATTGCTTGTTGGGATCATTCACACTGGGGTTCTTGGCATTTGCACGGTCATACACACGGTCAGTTCGTCGGTAGCGGCAAGTGTTACGATGCTGGAGTTGATAATAACAATCTAAAACCGATTTCATTTGATGATGTTAGAAGTATCATGAGAATATTAAAAGATAATAATAACTTAAAGACGAATATTTATTTTTAGGAGAAGAGAATGTGTGAAATTTTAGAAGTGTTAAAAATAATTCAACCATCTTTATGTTATACTATAATTGTTAATTGTTAATTTATATTTTGGAGATTATTATGAGAAAAGCAACATTAAAAAAGAAGATATTTGTTTTAAATACAAACAAACGTCTTTGGAACAGGTATAATAATTACGTAAATGGCGCTAATTTAAGTAGCGCCGATTTAAGATGTGCTAATTTAAGTAGCGCTGATTTACGTAGCGCCGATTTAAGTAGCGCCGATTTAAGTAGCGCCGATTTAAGATGTGCTAATTTAAGTAGCGCCAATTTGAGTTATGCCGATTTGAGTTATGCCGATTTGAGTTATGCCGATTTAAGATGTGCAAATTTAAGTAGCGCCAATTTGAGTTATGCCGATTTGAGTTGTGCCAATTTGAGTCGTGCCAATTTATGTGATGTTATGTATAACGCAACAACATCTTTTTTCGCATTGCAATGCCCAGAGGAAGGTTCTTTTATAGCTTATAAAAAAGCATCATGTTGTGTAGTAAAATTATTAATACCTGAAGATGCTAAAAGGAGTAGCGCTACATCTAGAAAATGTAGGGCGTCAAAAGCTAAGGTATTAGAAATTAAAAATATTAAAACTGGTGAAAATTTAAATGATGTTTGTAGTAATTGGGATAAAAATTTTATATATACTATTGGAGAAATTATTGAAGTTGATAATTTTGATAAAGATAGATGGTGTGAATGTGCACCAGGAATTCATTTTTTCATAACAAGACAAGAAGCTGAATTATATTAATATTTTTATAATTTTTCTATTGACAAGTAACTTTAAATATGTTATACTATATTTGTTGATTAGTTAATTTATTTTGGAGGAAAATATGAAATATGTTATAGGAAATAATCTTATGTCAAATATTGACAATAGAACAAATATTATAAATAATGTGAATGATTCAAGACAACAAAAACTCAAAAGAAGATAATTAATTGACAAATTGAATTAAATATTATATAAATAAATTAGATAATTAATAATTGGGAGAAACAAAAATGAGTAAATTAGTAAAAGAAGACGGTAAATGGTTTTTAAAAGAAGCAAAAAATATTGAAGCGGATGAAATGCTTATGAAATATAAAGATGCTTTAAAGAGTGCTGAAGAAATGTTAAAAAATAAAGATTTGACAAATAACACAAAGAAAAATTTGAAGAATCAAATAGCGGCATATAAAGAATGGATAACTTTTTGGAATAAGCAATTATAAATAAATTAGATAATTAATAATTGGAGAATGGAAAGTAAAGAGAAAACAAATGGAGGAATTATTATTCCTGAATCAGCTAAAGAAAAACAAGAAGAAGCTGAAATCATTGCTGTAGGTAAAGGAAAATTACTTGATAGCGGAGAAAGATTATCAATGGACGTGAAAGTCGGTGATAAAGTATTATTAAACAAGTATAGTGGAATGCCTTCTATGCCTGGAATGATGTAAAATCTACTCCTAATTTTATATAAATTGTGTCCCTAAATATATTGATATTTTATTTGTCATATATTTAGGGATTTTTTGTATTTTCTCTTGACATTTCTAAAAATATCTGTATACTTATATTAGAGTTGATTGATTAACTTAGGACGGAGAATTAAGATGAAAAAGTTACTTGATAAGATTTTAGAATTTTTTCTATGTGAAGAAGGAAATTTGTTAATGAAAGAACAAAAGAAATTTGAGAGAGAGATTAGAAATTGTCAACAGTGGGATTTGGAGATTCGATCATATGATAGAGAGATGAATAGGATAAATGAAGAAATTAGAAGAGCACAGAAATGTACTTGGTAGTAGACTAATATTTTTTAATGTGAGGAGATTTAAATGAGATTATTTTTGATTATTATTTTTATGTGTGGTAGTTGTTTTGCTAAAGGTTCATTGGAAAAGAGTTCAATAGATACAGCAAAATACATTTACAAATATTTTTCAGCAACCGAATTCAAAGAAGCAGCTGCTATTATAACATCGCAAACAATACTTGAAACGGGATGGTATCGTTCCGATATTCACAATGAATATAATAATTATTTCTCTGTAAAGAGAAGATGGACAAAAGAATGCAACGAAAAACCTATTCTTTGTATGAAAAAATTTGGTTCTCTTAAAGAGCAACTTGATTACATGTACAGATATTTTGTTAGAAAAGGATATAGTATAGGCAAAGACGGGTTTTTTAAATCTCTTACTGAAAAAGGTTATGCAGAAGATCCAGAATACAACAATAAAGTTTCTAGTGTTATCAGGTCATTAGTCAAAAGAAATATAATATAATGGGGGCCAGGATGAGAAGAATACGAAGAAGAAACAAATTTAGTTTTCCTTTAATGATCATATTTTTAACAGCATTACTACTTTTTATCACAATAAGTAAAGAGAATGAAAGTATATCTATGTGCGAGGAATATGATATAAGAGTGGGTAATGTGTATAAATCGCTCAATAAGAATCCTTTCAGAGAAGAAATACTTCTTCAAGAGATACTAGAAGTCAAAGGAGATTACTATAAGTACAAGATAACACATAATACAAACTCATATACTGGATCAAGTATGTGTAGCGACTTTTCATATTCATATAAACTAATAAAAACAAACAAAAAGGATGTTAGATGAATAACAAAAAGTATATTTTCAGATGTCAGCACGAAGGATGTGGTATACCATGTGTAGTAGTAATGGAATCGCTGTTTAATGATTGTGAACCGACATCGTGTGTGTGTGGAGAAGGTTCAGTGGAATTTAAACTTATAAAAGTGGAGGAGTTATGAAAGAAAAGAATTGTGGCACATGTGGTTTTTTTATGAGTGGATATTGTATTGTTAAAAACTGCCCATATAAAAAGAAAGAAGAAAAATAATTAATCATAGGAGGTAACATGTTTATAGTTCTCAAATATCTAATGTTTATTGCTCTAGTTGGATACGCAACACAACGAATCTACAAACTAGAGAAGACTATAAAAAAACTTAAAACAGAAAAGCTTGAAATGGGGGGTATTAGATGAGAACCATTGAAAATATCTACGACGATTTAGACGAATTGCTAGATCGCACAGCAGATAAATACGAAATGGACTCGGAAACTATTATGGAATATGATCATCTTATGCATGAATTAGCTGTTGAATCAGAAATAGTAATGAAACTAATAGATAGATTTGATGAGACTCATATGTATACATTCCCATATGGAGTAAAAGATTTCAGGAAATTCATTGAAGAGATTACCAATAAACTAACCAATAGTGAATTAATTAGTATATTCACTTTTATGGATAGAGATGTTAAGGACAAACTTAAGAAACTTTTAGAAAACTAAAAAGGAGAAACTGACGTGAAAAAAGTGTGTATTTTAATTTTAATGATGTTATTTTGTTTCAATCTCAGCGCAATTTATGAGAACAACGCTAAAGACAGGCAGACCATGAAAAAAGTATCTAAGTATAGATTTGATACGTATTTGAAATTAGTTGAAGTATCCAGGAAGATTAAAACAATCTCTTTAATTGCATCAATAGTTATGACAGACAAAGATACAAGTGTAAAGACTAAAAATGATATCATTGAGGTATACGGAAAAAGTTTATCCAAACTACAAAAAATAAAACATCAATTTACTACAATTACTAAAGAGGATATTGATAAAAAAGGATTCATTTTAGTTAGTAAAAAATATGTTGAACAGACTACTAGAGTTAGCGCAATGACAGGTGCTATAAGTGGAGCTCGAGAGATGCTAGTTGTATTAGAAGCTAATAAGTGTCCTAAAGATGTTATAACTCATGTTAAGAGTTTCAAAGATGAATTGATTAAACGCATTAATACTTTACAAATAAAGAAATAATTCAGGAGATAAAATTGATTAAACAAATTAAATGTTTAGGGGAAATTATTCAAGAGGGAGATTCAGTGGTAGCTGTTGGTGCCAATTGGTGTTCCAATTGCAAGATGTTCAAGCCGATATACGAAGAAATTTCAAATGAAGTAGAGCAACTATCCTTTCATGAAATAGATGCTACAATGAAATCTAAGTTTGTTGCTGAGTATAAAATAGGAACTCTTCCGACATTTCTATATTTCAAAGATGGTGAATTCGTTGATAAATTCGTTGGAACAACTATAAAAAGAATTTTCAAAGAGTGGCTAGAATCACACAAATAAATATTTTTCAAAAAACTCCTTGACATTATCCAAAAAATAAACTATACTTATATTAGAGTTGATTGTTAATATTCAAGGAGACTATCATGACAAATTACTCAACGGATATCAAAGTTAAAGAAATAGAAAAAAGAATGTCTGAAAATGGATTTAGTGTAGATGTATACTATAACACTTATTCAGATGAATATTGTATGAATACTTCTAACTGGAAAACCATGAAGACCGAGGATATAATATTAGAATATAAAGAATTCAATAAAGTGAAAATCGAGTTAAATATCTATTAGGAGGTTATCATGACTTATTCAGAATTCGAAAAAATAACTGAGAAATTTGGTATTAGTTTCGATAAAGCTTTTGGAGCAAGATGTTTTATTGGCTCAGCTTCTCTATACTCAAAGAAAATTCAAGCCCATAAAAGAGAAGATTTGAACAGCCTTTATATGAAACATGAGTTCAAATATGTAGATAAGGCTATAGATGCCTTGTTTGAAGTTGAAGAGACTGTTTAAATCAATTCTGAGCGGTCTAAATTAGTTTCTAAGAAAGAAACACAGAAAACGAATACTAACTTATAGGTATTCGTTTTATCGATCTTAGAAACGTTTGTAGAGGGTAAGAGTGAATTTTATGAATTTTTTAAAACTACCTTTGTTGACAATTTTAGTTTTAGTAATGAACACACTAGACGTAGTATCTACTATTCATAACATAATATTAGGTAAGATAGTTGAGGGAAATCCACTTATGCAAGGAGTAATAGATTTATATGGACTAGAAGGTCTGTTATTTTTCAAGATCATCTTTATAAATTTGTTGATCATACTTCTATTCATCAATAGGAAGAATGAAATAGCAGTTAATGGTATTTTAATTACATCGGTTATATACTCATTCGTTATGATAATGCATGCTCTTATTTAAAGGAGATTATTATGAAAGAAAAAATATGTCCTAATTGTGGAAGAGAATTAAAAAGATACTTTAGCGTTGACAATGACTGTATTGTGTGTTATAATTGCTCGTATTCTATTGTTAGAGTTAAAGAGGATAAAAAATGATTATACTATTAATTTTATGGTTGGTTATTGGATACTTTTGTGCTGCTTATATTTTTGTTAGTACCAATGGAGATGTTAACATGAAAACTAGTTTAATCTTTAGTTTAGTGATGGTAGCAGGTATTATGTCATTTATCATAACTATAATACTTGTTTTCAGTAATCAATTAAAATAGGAGGATAAGATGAAATGTACTGAGTGTGGACATGATAAATGGGTAGAGGCTTCTCTAGGAGAATTTTGTGGTGTGTGCTATGACAGAATTCGGAAAAGATGGTTATTAAAGAGAATTGATAGACTCTTTGGAACTGTTGGATCGCTTGCTGAGAAATTGGGCATGAGTGTAGAGGATGTAAATTTAGCACTTGATAATCACGAATCTATGGAAGATGTTAGAGAATCAATAGTTAAAACTTTAAATGATATAGAAAATAAAGAAACTCCTTGACATTTGTTTTTGTTTGAGTAAAATAGTATATGTAGGTTGTTAATTAAACTTTGATGGAGAATAGAATGATTGATAAAGAGCGCATTAAGTTTTTAGAAGGATCTATTATTAGTCTTATTGATGAAATGATTGATAATTTAAGATTTCAAGAGGAAGGACATTGTCATGGAGATAGTGTAGGATGTGACCATAAAAACTGTGATGATTGTTTTGAAAAATACTTGGAAAAAAAGAGAAATCAATTTTTAGAAGAATATATGGGAGAAATAAATGAATGATAAGATTATACAAATAAGTTGCGCTGGTGTTAATAACACAAACAACACACAGACTGATATTATGATTATTGGATTAACTGAATCTGGAAAGGTTGTTATAACAAATGATTATGGAAAAATTTGGGTGGATATATCACCAAAACATGAAGAAAAAGGAGAATAACATGATCAAGAGATTGATTCGAGAGTTGAATGCTGCTTCAAAGGCATACTACAATGATCAAGCAATCATGTCAGACAAGGAATGGGATGAAAAATTTGATAAGCTAAAAGCACTTGAAGAAAGAACTGGAAAGATCTATCAAAATTCACCAACGCAATCACCTGGATATGAAGTAATAGATGGTTTCAATAAAAAAGAATTGATCTATCCAATGTTATCTTTACAAAAAACAAAATTAGTTTCTGATATTGAGAATTTCCTCAATGGCGGAAAGAGTTACATCATTTCGGATAAACTCGATGGTTCAAGCTGTGAAATAGTTTATGAAAATTGCGTTCTTGTTTCAGCAACAACTAGAGGAAACGGAAAGATTGGAGAAGATATCACACATAATGCAAAGACATTCTTAAATCTACCTAAAAGAATTGAATTTGAAGAGAGATTTGTTTTAAGATGTGAACTTGTCATTTCTTATAAGAATTTCGAGAACTTCAAAGATGAATATAAGAATCCTAGAAATCTAGTTGGTGGTTCAATCAGACAACTTGATTCATCAATTTGCGCTGAAAGATTTGTTGAAGCTATTGTGATTGATCCAGTTGAAACACCTTTTGAGAATGATTATAAATCCGATGATTTCGATTCACTTGAGACAATGGGATTCACTTGCGTTGATAGAATAATAAGATATGTTGATCTTGAATATGATTTGAATAATGTAGACATAGAATATCCAACAGATGGAAAAGTTGTCACATTTGATTTTAAAGAATATGCGAACTCTCTTGATTCAACATCACATCATCCAAAACATTCAATAGCATTCAAATGGAAAGATGAAACTCACACAACAACTTTCAAACACATTGATTGGAATGTATCAAGAACAGGAACAATTACTCCAGTTGCAGTTTTTGAACCAACTGAGATTGAAGGCTCAACAGTTGAAAGAGCTTCTTGTCATAATGTTTCTGAGCTGAAGAAACTTAATCTAGCTATATACGATGAAATAGAAGTATACAAAGCGAACATGATCATTCCGCAGATTCACTGCAACAACACTGAACACAATGTTGATATCACATACATTCCAACTGAATGTCCAATTTGTGATGGTCAAACAGAAATAAGAAATGAACATGGAACAGAAACACTTGTTTGTACTAATGAAAAATGTTTATCAAAAGTTGTTGGTTCAATTTCTCATTTTTGCGATGTGATGAACATGAAAGGTATTTCAGATAAGATCATTGAAAAGATAGTTAGAAACAATTCTTTCATTTCTAATGTGAGTGATCTTTTCTTGATAAGAGAATGTCATTTAATCAATGTAGACGGTTTTAAAGAGAAGTCAATCAACAACATAGTCTCTACTATTCGGAATAATAAAACATGCACCTTGGCTCAATTTCTTAGGTCTCTTGGACTTAAACATGTTGGTCACTCAGTGAGTGAGTTGATTGCAAAAGAATTTTATAATTATTTTAATCATACAAGAACAATTGATTGGTATGAATTATCAGACACAATAATTGATCTAATTTCAGATAACAAGATTGAAGGAATTGGAAGTGTTATGTTTGAAGATATCAAAGATGAAATGTTGTTTAATGTTGATAATTTCAATGAAATTTTTAACTATGTTACAATAGAAGATCAAGTGATTAAAGAAACAATTGAATCTTCTATTTCTGGAAAGTCTTTCTGTATTTCTGGAAAAACTGAATTAGGCAAAAAGAAAATTTATGATCTTATTGAAGAGAATGGAGGGAAATGTGAAAAGAGCGTAACAAAAAGGTTAGATTTTTTAATAAGTAATGAGACTGGAACATCTAAAGTTAAAAAAGCTGAAAAGAATGGAACAACAATTTTAACAGAAGAATCATTTCTTCTGAAATTAAATTAGATTTCCTTTTTTATCAAACATCAAAAATTATTAAATGGATTAGCGATTTTTTCAAAAATACTTGACAAATTATTTTAAACGTGTAAAATAGATTATGAGAGTTGTTATTTTTATAAAGGAGAGTAGAATGACACAGAATACAAAAGGAATTATTTTAACAGTTGTAGCATCAACTATCGGGTTTTGTCTAATATCGGTATCTATTATCATGTTGATAGTAGACGGAATTATGC